TACTACAGATCAATCAGATTTACCATTAACAAAAATTTCTAGAGCAACGTATGCAGCATTTTCAAATAAAGCTGTTAAAGGAACTCCAAGTCAATTCTGGATTCAAAGATTTATAGACAAAACTACAGTTACTATTTATCCAACACCGGATTCAACAGCAGCTTCAAATTATATAAACTTATATTATGTTAGTAGAGTTAAAGATGCAGGAGCTTATACTAATGTTGGTGATATACCATACAGGTTCGTACCAGCGATGGTTGCAGGTCTAGCTTTTTATCTTGCACAAAAATGGGCGTTAGACAGAGTACAACAATTAAAACTATTTTATGAAGATGAACTTTCAAGAGCATTACAAGAAGATGGTTCACCTTCTAGTACTTATATTTCACCTAAAACTTATTATCCAGGGGCATAATGTCTAAAACAAAAATTTTAAAAGAAATAATTAAACACGCTAAACCTAAAAAAATTATTAAAAGTAAACGTAAAAAATTATTTGAGTTAGAAGTTAAAAAAGGACCTGGTAGCAAAGACAAATGGAGAAAACTTGATCCAAAAAGTCCTTATATACATGTTGATGAATTAGGGTCTCGTCCGCTTCATAGAGGCACTGGTCCTTCTGGAGTAGAAAAGAAAAAATTAAAAGAAGCTGGTGAAAGAATTTCTAAATGGTATAGAAAAAAAGAAGGTAAAGGCCCTGTTAGAGTACAACAAAAACTATTTAACAGCGGTGGCCTTGTAAAAGGTTTTCCTAAACTTGCTAAGAAAGGTTGGAAGTAATGGGAAAGTTTGCTAACGGTAAATACGCACAATTCATTTCAGATAGATCTGGTATGGCTTTTCCATATTTAGAAATGGTTAGGGAATGGACAGGTGCAAGAGTTCATGTTTCAGAATATGAACCTAAACAACCACAAGTCGATCCAAGACCACATGGTGCAGATGCACAAGCTTTACCAAATGCAAGACCAAGAAGTCCTGGGGTACCGACTGCAGATTTTTTACCAAATAATCCTTTTAATTTGCCTTCTGGTCTAACATCTAAAATAGTTGTAAAACATCCGAATAGTGGAATACAAGTAAATGATCAAGTAAGATTAACCGCGACAGCAGCTATACCTACTATTGACCCTACCTTAATATCAGTTGCAGCAACTATTCAAACTTTAGAATTGTCTACAACATTGGCCTCAGATATAACAGATTCAGCTACTACTCTAACAACAGTAGATTCTTTAAGTACAACAGATACAACAGGTGGATTTTTAGTAATTGAAAAAATAAATTCTGATACAGGACTTTTTGAAAATGAAGTTATTCAATATACATCTAGAGATGGACTTCCCGGTAAGACATTTTCTGGTTTAACTAGAGGAACAAGTGCTCCTTTTAGAGGTGTAACACCCGCTAATACTACAGCAAGTGCACATCCTGCAGGAGCAAAAATTTTCTTTTCAAGAAAAGTGCTTTCTTTAAATACTACAACTTCTCCAACTGGGGCTCAACCCTCAACAATAACTAATTTTAATGGATACAACTTATTTAATGGAAATGGTAGCACAGTGTTTGGTAGCCATGATGGAGGCGGTTTTCAGTGTACAATTGGACCCGTAAATGATAGAGGTTAATTATGGCATATAGTTATTCAGATTTAACAACCGATCTTAGAAACTGGACAGAAGTAGACGCTAACGTTCTTACTGCTGCTGTTATAAATGGATTTCTTCGTAACGCAGAACACAGAATTAATTTAGATTGTCCAATGGATTCTGATAGAGTTCAAGCAGAAGCACAATTTGCTACAGATTTTAATTCAATTACAATGCCTGCAGGTTTATTATTTGTTAGAGGTATTCAAGTATATGATTCTACAAGTGCTACTACGGGTGAAGGAGTATGGTTAGAGAGACGTGATCAAACTTTTATATCTGAATATGTTGGAGAATTAACAGGTACTGAAGGAGGTTCAACAGGTCAAGATACAACAGGACTTCCTAAATATTATTCTATGTTTGGTGGTGCTACAACAGGTACAAGTACGGCTACTTCAGGAGCAATTTATGTGGCCCCTACACCAGACCAAAACTACAAATATATTATTCATTATAACTCTGTACCAACAGGTTTAGAGACTAATACGGGAGGAACTTATATAAGTAATTATTTCCCTCAAGGTCTATTATATGCTTGTCTGTGTGAGGCATTTTCTTATTTAAAAGGTCCACAAGATATGTTGACATTATACGAACAGAAGTATAAAACTGAACTACAAAAGTTTGCAGCAATGCAAGTTGGAAGAAGAAGACGAGACGATTACACGGATGGTACAATTAGAATTCCAATCGAGTCAGCGCCTCAGTAATTAGGAGATTTTTATGACGATAACATCGGCAATTTGTAATAGTTTTAAAACAGAAATTCTACAAGGCGGACACAATTTTAATGATTCAAGTGGAGCACCAACTGGTAACACTTTTAAACTAGCTTTATATTCAAGTAACTCAGCAACATTAAGTAAATCAACAACTGCTTATGCAGCACCTTCAGATGCTACAGCAGATCCAACAAGTACATACGAAGTCACAACTACTTCTTCTGGTTATTCAGCTGGTGGAAATACTTTATCAGCAAGTGCTGATCCAGTTTTATCTGGCGATACAGCATGTATAAAATTTGCTGACACAAGTTGGGGATCTTCTGCTTCTTTTACTGCAAGAGGATGTTTAATTTATAATACAACTTCAATTACAGGATTCACAACAAACAGAGCAGTTTGTGCAATTAACTTTGGTGGTGACAAAACTGTAACAAGTGGAACTTTTACAATCCAGTTCCCAGCCCAAACAGCAGGAAACGCAATCATTCAGATAGCATAAGGAGGAAGTCCTTATGTCAATAGCTCAGACATTCACCGTTACAGCAGCTGGTGGTAAATATTATATTGATGGTGTTCAACAAGCTACCGTAATGATCGGTGCAGGTCTTACTTATAAGTTTGACCAATCAGATAGTTCTAATTTAAATCATCCATTAAGATTTTCGAGTGATAGTGGAAACTCAACTCCGTATAGTACTGGTGTAACTACATCAGGCATACCTGGAAACTCAGGAGCTTACACACAAATTGCAGTTCCTGCAGGTGCACCTTCAACATTATATTATTATTGTACTAATCATTCCAACATGGGCGGAGAAGCAAACACTGATGGATGGGGACGTTCTTATTGGAGTCAAGCTGATTGGGGAGATACAAATATAATTGAAACTGGATGGGGACGTAGAACTTGGGGTTATCAATCCTGGGGTGATACACCTCTTATTGAACTTACAGGGTTATCAGCAACAACAAGTGTTGGAGCTTTAACAACAGAAATAAAACCTGGTTGGGGTACTTTAAATTGGGGAGAAAATGGATGGGGAACTGTTGAAAGCGCAGTCGAACCATTAACTGGTTTAAGTGTATCTTCTGCTTTAGGGGATGTTGTAGCAGCAGACGTAGTAGGTTTAACTGGTTTAAGTGCAACAGCTTCTGTAAATGCTTTTGCATCTGTTTCAACAAACGCTACTATTACTCTTCCAAATTTAGGTTTAATTTCTTCTGAAGGTCTACTAACAGAAGATGAACATTCGGTAGGTCTATCAGGTTTATCGGCAACAAGTGCAGTAGGGGCTTTAGTACCAGCTAGTGCAATAGGTATTTCTGGATTATCTGCTTCAACATCACTTGGTTCAGTATCTATTACATCTAATCCTACACACCTATTAACTGGAGTGTCGGCTACATCAGGATTAGGATCTGTTGAAGCTTTACCAGTTACACTTGTAACTCCAACAGGTCAAACAGCTACTACAAGCGTAAACTCAGTTGGAACTACTCAATTATCAAACATATTCCCAACAGGTCAAAGTGCGACAGCCACGGTTAATGGTCCAGGTTTAATTCTTAGATATTACGGAAGACTTGATCCTAAGACAAGTTCAGGATATACTAATAAAACAGCTAAAACGTCTGCTAGCGGATACTCAATTAAGACGCCTAAAAACACAACAGGATATACAATTAAGACACCATAATTATGTTTGACTTAAAACTAAATAAACAATATAAACTAACAAACTAGGAGATAATTAAAGATGGCATCTACTTATACACCTCTAGGCGTAGAACTAATGGCTACTGGCGAAAACGCTGGTACTTGGGGGACAAAAACAAATACAAATTTACAAATCATCGAGCAAATCTCTGGTGGATATTTAGAAGTATCTATTGCAGGTGGTGCTGGAACACAAAATTTAACAGAATCTGACGGTAGTACAGGTTCAGCAGTAGCAACTAGGGTATTAAAATTTACAGGTTCAATAACTGGAAACAGAATTATAACAATGCCTGTAGGTGTAGAAAATTTTTATTTAATTAAAAATGGCACAACAGATGGTGCGGGTACTCCAACAGTACAATTAAAAGCAGCTTCAGGTTCAGGTGCTACGGTTACTTGGGCAGCTTCTGATAAAGGTTGGAAATTAATTTATTTTGATGGTGTAGCAACTAACACAGGTGTTTATGAAATATCTTTATCTTCACCTCCAGGTGGTTCAACAACACAAGTACAATATAATAATTCAGGATCCTTTGGTGGAGATGCAAATTTTATTTGGGATGCTTCAACAGGATTAAATATCGGTTCTCAGAAAGAAGTAAGATTACAAGATAGTTCAGGTGGTCAATATATAGGTCAGAAAGCATCAGGTACAACTACGTCGTATACTTTGACGTGGCCAGCAGCGGTAGCAGGAGGAAACGGCTACCTTTTAAAATCAACAACAGGTGGAGTATTGACATGGGAAGAAGCCGACGCAGGTGGAACTTCATGGCAAGCAGTTAAAACAGGAAACTATACAGCAGTAGCTGGACAAGGTGTATTTTGTAATACAACTAGTGGATCGTTTACTTTGACTCTTCCTTCATCACCAACAATCGGCGATGAAGTTTCGTTTATAGACTATGCAGGTACTTTTGACTCTAACGCTTTAACTATTGGAAGAAATAGTGAAAAAATTAATGGAGCGGCAGCAGATCTTACAGTTGCAGTTGAAAGAGCTGCAAACACTTTAGTCTACACAGATGGAACTCAGGGCTGGTTACTGAAGAGTAAATAATCATGGCTACCTATAAAGAGACAGTTGGTACATCGGTTGTCAACTACGCTGGAGATTACCCAGGAGCCGTGGAAGGTGAGCTATGGTACGATAGCACTAACAAAGATTTCAAATATTTATATCCAAATGTAACTACATCTGGTGCATGGGCAACTGGTGGAAATTTAAATACTGCTAGAAGAGGATCAGGTGGAGCTGGAGTAGGAACAGCTGCATTAGCAATAGCTGGTGATGACGATCCACCTGTTTTAGCTAATGTTGAACAGTACAATGGAAGTTCTTGGACTGAAGTAAATGATGTAGCAACTGCAAGAACAGGATCTCGTGGAGCAGGTACTTATACAGCTGCAATAGCATTTGCAGGATCTACAGGTTCACCATCAGCTTTAACAGAATCTTGGAATGGAACAAACTGGACAGAATTAAATGATTTAAACACAGGAAGACCTGCAGGTGGTGCGGCCTCTGCTGGTAGTCAAACAGCCTCATTATATTTTGGTGGCCCTGCTCCTGGACCTCTTGGCCCTTTAACAGAATTATGGAATGGAACCAATTGGACAGAAGTTAATGATTTAAACACAGGTAGAGGTATATCAGCAGGTGCAGGAACTCAATCATCAGCAATATATATGAGTGGATATGTTAACCCTAATGGTGTTGCAAATGTTGAAACTTGGAATGGCACTAATTGGACTGAAGTTGCAGATGTAAACACTGCCGTATATGGTCATGGAGGAGCAGGAGATAGTAATGCTTCTTCATTAAAATTTACAGGAACAACACCTGGAGGACAAACAACTAATGTAGAAACATGGAATGGTTCAGCTTGGACTGAAACAACAAACATGAGTCGAGACAGTTATCAAGTAGGTTTTTGTGGTACATCTCCATCAGCTTTAGCTTTTGGTGGTTCTCAAAGTAATGCTGATATAAATTACACAGAAGAATGGATAGGTCCAGGTGCACCAATCGGTGCTTGGTCTACAGGTGGTAGTTTGAATACGGCAAGAATTACTTTAGCAGGTGCGGGAACACAAACAGCAGGATTGGCGTTTGGTGGCAGTCCACCTACTACAGGAAAAACAGAATCTTATGATGGAACTAGTTGGACAGAAGTTACAGATTTAAATACTGCAAGAACTGCTTTAGCAGGAGGTGGTACTCAAACATCAGCATTAGCTTTTGGCGGAGAAGCACCTGTAACGGCAGTAACAGAATTATGGAATGGAAGTAACTGGACTGAAGTAAATGATTTAAATACAGCTAGAAGTTTTCTTGGAGGAACAGGAGCTGATAATACTTCTTCTTTAGCATTTGGTGGTGGAACAGGACCACCAAGTTTTTTAGCAGTTACAGAGTCTTGGAATGGAACAAACTGGACAGAAGTAAATGATTTAAATGATGCAAGGCAATCTTTAGCAGGAGCAGGAACTAACACATCTGCAGTAGCTTTTGGTGGAAATACTCCACCAAGAACAGGTAACACAGAATCTTGGAATGGAACAAACTGGACTGAAGTTAATAATTTAAATACGGCTAGAAATAGACTTGGAGGAGCAGGAGCAGATAATACTTCAGCACTAGCTTTTGGTGGTAGTGTACCTCCTGTAGGTGCTGTTACAGAAGAATGGAATGGTGTATCATGGGTAGAAGTTGCAGATTTAAATACTGCAAGAGAAAATCTAACAGGAAATGGAACAACATCATCTGCTTTAGCTTTTGGTGGATCAGTTCCAGCAGATACAGGTGCAACAGAAGAGTGGAATGTTCCATCAAATGTGATAAAAACTTTAACCGATTAATAAAAGGAGAAAACTATGGCAAAAACATATCAATACTGTGTAGCAGAAAACTGGGGAAAGGGTTTCATCGATCACGTTGAATCTCAA